GGCAGCTCGTCCGCAACACGGGGTACTTCTACCGCGTGTGCCAGGGCGACGTGGCCGGGCGCTGGAACCATCGGCGGGTCGACGCGCGGCTGTCGCGGTTCACCAACAAGGCGCTGCTCGATCAGATCCTGCAGGATTACGGCGAGGACAGCGATACGTGGCGCGTGCGTGTGCTCGGCCTGCCGCCGCGGGCGTCCGAGCTGCAGTACATCGATACGCTGCGCGTGCAGGCGGCGCGGAAGCGGTCGTTCAAGGCGGCGGACGACGAGCCGCTCGTGGCCGGGTTCGACGTCTCTGGCGGCGGCAAGGCGTGGAACGTGATCCGGTTTCGGCGCGGGCTGGACGGCAATCCCCGGGCGGCGATTCGGATCCCGGGCGAGAGCGACCCGGATCGGTCGCAACGGATCGGGATTTGCGCGGAGCTCCTGAGCGACCGGCGGCCGGGGCACCAGCTCGCGGCGCTGTTTGTCGATAGCGCGTTCGGCTCGCCGATCGTGGTGCGGTTGCAGGCGCTCGGCTACGACAACGTCTATGAGGTGAACTTCGGCGGCGCGTCGCCGGATGCGCACTTCGAGAACATGCGCGCGTTCATGTACGGCAAGGCGAAGGAGTGGCTGCTGCTCGGCACGCTGCCGGACGAGGACACGCTCTGCGACCAGCTCTGCGTGCCGGGGTTCCATATCAACCGGCGGGGGCGCGTGGTGATCGAGAGCAAGGAGTCGTTGCAGAAGCGGGGCGAGGCGTCGCCCGACGACGCGGACGCCTTTGTGTTGACGTGGGCGCAGGCGGTGGCGCCGCCGCGGCCGACGGTCGAAGTGCGGCGGCAGGCGCGGCCGGTGAGCAGTACGTGGGGGTGAGGGCTGTGACACGATGCGGGTGCTCGCCGGCAACGGCGACGATCCCGCAGAAGGAGCATGACGATGGTGGGCGCCCGATTACTGTTGCTCGTCTTCGCGTTCGTGTGCTTCGTGCTGAGCGCGCTCGGCGTGCCGAATCCGCCGCGGGTCAACCTGCAAAGCGCGGGGCTGGCGTTCTGGATCGCGACGCTGTTCCTCGTGTGACGTGGCCGCGGCTTATCGCAGTCGGAGGCGTGTCGGCCGAAGCCGCTGCTCGCTCCGCATGACGTGCAGCACGACGACCCGCGCGCCCTCGACGCGATAGAAGACCCGGCAGGGCGGCTCCACGATCTGCCGATACCGGCGGCCGGGGAGCTCCGGCGGCACGGACCCACTGCGGGGAAATCGCTCCAATTGGTCCACGTGCGCGTGCACGCGCGCCACCAGAGCGGCCGCGGCCGCAGGGGCCTCGAGCGCGATGTAGTCGGCGATAGTCTCGAGGTCGGCGTCCGCAGCGCGGGTCCAGACTACTTCTGCCAACGAGCGATCCGTTTCTGCATCCGTTTCTTCACCGCCGCATGGGACAGGACGCGGCCCTCCGCGTAGTCGCGCTCCCCGCGGGCGATGCCTTCCAGGATCGCCATCCGCCGCTGGAGCGTCTCGTAGCTCTCGACGTCCACCAGATACGCGCTCGGCAGGCCGTGGTGGGTGATGAGGACGGGTTCGCGATCGGCGGCGAGTTGGTCGAGGACTTCAGTCGCGCGGCGTTTCAGGGTGGTGACAAGTTCAGTCCGCATGTGATACTAGAGTAGCACATGGACACGACGACGGCCCGGCGCTACGTCATCTGGTCGATTGAGCATCAGGCGTGGTGGAGGGCGAGCCGTCACGGCTACGCGCCGACGGTCGCCGAGGCGGGCCGATTCACGGAGGAGGCGGCCGCGACCATCGTCGCCCGCGCCAACCGCGTCAAGACCGAAGAATTCATGATTCCCGTCGAGGCGTTCGAGTTGGGGCCGTTTGCGATGCCGAATCCCCGACAGCCGCTCGAATAGATGACCCGCACCTTTTGGCTGTCCTTCACGGATCCGCATCGGCCGGTGGGCTCGCAGTTCCTCGGCGTGTGCGTGGTGGACGTGTCGACGGCGGACGCCGCGCTGGCGCGGCAGGTCTTTGCGCAAGAGAAACCCTTCGCAAAACCCGGATCGGAGTGGATTGGGGCCGCGTTGCGGCGGGCGTGGCAATGCGGCGCGAACCCCGGCGGCGAGGTGGCCACGCTCGACATCAGCGACGCGCCTGAAGCGGCGACCGCCCCTCGTGACCGTCTCTTGGGGCGCGTCGAACTCGTCGCCTTGGGCCTCGCGGACCCGCCCGAATAATGGTTGCGCCCGCCCGGCGCGGCTCGGCACACTGGCCGCACCGATGGGCCTGCACGCTGGCGCTTCCCTCGATGCCGATACCTACCTGATTTCCACGCGCCAGCGCGTCGTGTGGACGCTCGCCGAACGCAAGCACCTCGACCGCTGCGCGAAAGACTTCAACGTGCACGGTGACCGGCTGATGCTCAGGTGCGGGCAACTCACCTGTCCCGATCCCATCATTCACCTGGCGGCGAAGTTCGATGAGCCGGGCGGCGCGGTCCTGCGCTGCGGCTGCACCGATCGCGTCTTTAGCCAGACGGTGTAGCCATGCCCCGAATCATGATCCCGCCCCGTCGGATCGTGCCGGTCGCCGTGCGCGCGCCGTTGCCGGTGGGGCCGGTCAGCCGCCCCGCGGTGCCGCCGCCTGTGGCCGTGGTGCGCGGGCCGTCGGTCGGCGAGGCGCTCGCGCGCGTCGCGCCGCCTGTCGCGCCGCGTGCGGTGGTCGTGGTCCCCCGCGTGCCACGGATGCGCCGCTGATGCCCGACGCCCTCGTTCAAGAACTGCTCGAGCGCAAGGCCTACTCGGAGGCCAACTGGCAGGAGATCCGCACCGAGGCCGAAACCGACATGCGCTTTGTCGGCGGCAACCCGTGGGACGACGACGACAAGAAGCTCCGCAAGAACCGCCCGACGATTGCGCCCGAGGAAATGGGCCAGTACTTCAACCATGTGATCAACGCGCTGCGGGCGAACCCCCGCGGGATGAAGTTCGCGCCCGTCGGCAACGGCGCCAATGACGACGGCGCGCGCTGGTATCAGGACAAAGCCCGCGAGGTTGAATACCGCAGCCACGCCGAAGTGGCCTATCTGACCGCGGCCGAAAACGCCATCCAGCGCAGCTACGGCTATTGCCGGGTCACCACGAAGTACTCGTCGCCGCGCTCGCCGAATCAGGAAATCTGGATTGAGGCGATCCCCGACCCCGACAAGGTGCTGCTCGACTTCGACGCGAAGGAGCCGGACGCGAGCGACATGCAGTACGCGTTCGTCTTCGAGTGGGGCTCGCGCACCGAGCAGGCGAAAAAGCGCGACGTCCTGCTGCCGAAGAAAAGCAAGACGCACGCGGCCTCGAGCAGCGAGGATCTCGAGTGGACCGGCGCGGCCGGGGGCAAGCCGACGGGCTGGATTGCGGGCGACCAGGAGCTGCTCGCGGAGTACTGGACGCTGACGACGACGCCGCGGCAACTACTGCTGATTGCGCCGCCGCCGCCCGTCGGGCCGCCGGCGCTGCGGGGGTTCCCGCCGATCACCGGGCCGGCCGCAGGGCCGTATCCGCCGCCGGGACTGCCCGGTCTCCCGCCCGGGATGGCGCCGCCTCCGGGGATGCCGCCCGGTCTCCCGCCGCAAGGGCCGAGGCCGTACCCCAATGGTACTTCGATGGGAGTACCGGGACGCCCGCAGCCCCCGCGCCCGCAGGCCGTGTTCGAGGACGAGTTCGAGGCGGTCTGGCGGCCGAAAGGCTGGACCGTCGTCCGCGAACTGCGCACGGTGGACGACCCGACCGTCCGGCTATACCTGACCGACGGCCTCGACATCCTGCACGAGCAAGACTGGCCGGGGAAGTACATCCCGATCGTCTCCTGCTACGGCAAGGTGCTGTACGTGCCCGAGGGCGGCCAGGTCAAACGCAAGATCCTGTCGATGACCCGCTTCGGCCGCGACCCGTGGAAAGCCTACTGCTACTGCTGTTCGCAGGAGCTCGAAGTGCTCTCGATGGTGCCGAAGAGTCCGATTATGGCCGTCGAAGGGCAGCTCGGGCGCCATCAACAGGAGTGGGAAGACTCCACGCACACGCCGAAGTCGGTCCTGTTCTACCTGATGCGGACGCCCGCGAGCGGCGAGGCGCCGCTGCCGCCGCCGCAACGCCTCGACTACCTCCAGGGCGAATACCTGCAGGGGCTCCAGGCCGTCAAGGAGGGCTATCGCCGCGCGATTCAGGCGGCGATGGGCAGCAACTTCCTGCCGACGCAGGCGCAGCGGATCAACGACAAGAGCGGCGCCGCGCTCAAGAGCATCGATAGCGCCGCGGCGGCCGGGACGTATCACTTCGTCCACAGCTACGAGTCGATGATCCGGCGCGTCGGGATCATCTTTGAAGACCTCGCCGCGGAGATTCACGACTACACGGGCGAGACGGGCACGATGGGCGCGGCGGGCGAAGCCGTCACCACGCGGATCAACGACCCGAACGACCCCGATAGCGTCAGCACGCAGGGCGACTACCTCGTGACTGTCTCGAGCGCGCCGTCGAGCGACAGCGAGCGCGACGCCGCGGAAGACTTCACCGAGACGCTGGTGCAGAACCTCGGGATGGTGGCGCAGCTGGCGGGGCCGAAAGTGGCGAGCGCGGTCTTTGCCCGCGCGATCCGCATGCGGAACCTCGGGCCGATGGGCGATGCGATTGCGGACCTCATCGAGCCGCCCGAGTTCAAGAGCGAGACCGGTGAACCCGTCTCGCCCGAGGTCGCGTCGCTCCAGGCGCAGGTGCAGCAGCTCACGCAGGCGCTCCAACAGGCGCAGCAGGCGGCGCAGGGCAAGGCCGGCGAGCTCCAGAGCAAGCAGCAGATTGCGCTCTTGCAGGAGCAGGGCGACAGTCAGCGGGCGCACGAGGCCAACGAAACGAAGCTGGCCGTCGCCGCGCTCAGCGCGAAGTACGAGACGCTGCAGAACGCGATGCGCTTGTTTGCCGAGGAACGGGCGCGCGTCGGGACGCAGCAGCACGAGCTCGCGGCGGATGCCGTCGCGGCGGCGCATGAAGTGCGGATGGCGGCGCAGGGCCACGCCCACGAAGCGGCGCTGGGGGCTGCAGAGGCCCGGCACGCGGTGCGGCAGGCCGGCCGGGAAGCCGCACAGGCCGAGGCGAGCCAGCAGGCGCCGATGCCGCCGCTGCCGAACGGGGGGCCGCCGGAGGCGTTCACGCCGTGAGCGAGATCCTGAGGGATCCGCAGACCGGGATTGCCATCCGGTTCGTGCGGGAGTTTGACGGGCGACCGTGGACGGGCGCTGATGACGAGGTGCTGGCGCGCGTGCTGTGGGCCATGAAGGGAGCGGAGATGCCACACGACCGGATTCTGCAGTTCTTCGTCTACGATCACCTGCCGCCGAAGCTCCAGGAGGCGAGCAAGCCGTTTTGCGAGCTGGCCGAGCACTTAGTCGCAACCTACCCGATGAATCCCGAGCGCACGGTGGCGTTGCGCAAGCTCCTCGAGGCGAAGGACGCGGCCGTGCGGATGGTGCTCGACACCGCCGACGCCTAGCGCCCGCACCCCGCCCGCCGAAATAATGGTTGCGCCCCCCCGGGGCGTCTTCGCAGACTGGCAAGCACCTGATGCCAGACGACGTCCCCGGCGTTGCACCCGCGCAGCCGCCGGCCTCGACCGATGCCCCGTCCGCCCCGGCGCCCGTCTCCGCAGAACGTGCGGCGGCGGAGTCTGGCGACTTCGGCGCGTTCGATCGAGCGCACGTCGCCAAACGGCAAGGTCAGTCGGTCCCCGAAGTCACGCGGCCCGCTGCACCCACGCAGCCGGCAGCGAGTCCCGACGGCGAGACCAGCGAGCGCGCGGTCTCGAAGCGCCAGCAGGCGATCAACGACTACGAACGGCGGATCGCGCAGCAGGAGCAACGCCTGCGCGAGCTCGAAAGCCGCACCGCGCGGCCGGACGCGAGCCAACCGCCGAACGGTCAGTCACCGCCGAACGGCCAGCCGCCGAACGGCCAGCCCGCGCCGGAAACCCAGAAACAGCGCGCCGCGCGCTACCTGGCCCGGCCGGATGCGCCGAAGATCGACGACTTCGACACCTACCCCGAATACAACGCCGCGCAAACGTTGTTCCTGCAGGACCAACTGCAGGCGGAACAGGCCGCCGTCCAGGGCCAGCGCGCGGCGGAGCAGCACCGGCACGAGGCCCTCGTCGCCCGCGACCAGGCGTTTCGGGAACGGCTGACCACGGCGGCCACCGACGATCCCGCGTTCGCCACCGGGCTCTCCGACGAGGCCAAGAACCTGGGCGGCCTCGACCACGCGCGCCGCACCGGGCAGACGCCGGGGCCCGTACACATCATCGGCGAGCTCGTCTACGACAGCCCGCACGCCGTCGCGTTTCTCAAGTACATCTCGGCCGACCCGACTGCGCTCGCGCAGCTCGTCACACCGCCCGCGTCCCTGCAGCGGCTGCCGCCACAGGTGCGCGTCCGTGCCCATGTCGATCACCTGGTGACCGAGTTCCGCCGCCTCGAGGGCCGCCTGGCCTACGAGGCGAGCCTGGCTGCGCCGGACAGCGCGGCCCGCGAGAACCCGGTCCCGCTCCGTAGTGTGTCTTCCGCGCCCCCGCCCCCGCCCACGCTGACGAAGGCCGGCCGCTCGGCCGACCCGGTGCGCTCCGCGCTCGATCGCGGCGATTTCGCCGCCTACGATGCCGCCGAGATGGCCCGGAAGATTCGGCAACGCACGGCCGGGCGCGGCGGCGCGAGATAGGAATCCGCCATGCCCACGAACACGTTCAACACGACCAGCTGGGTCGCCATGAAAGGCCTCTCGCTGCTCAAAAACTCGCTCGCGATTGCCCCCTATTTCAGCGACGAGTACTCCGGCGACTACGCGCAGAAGTTCGCGATCGGCAAAACGATGACCGTGCCGCTCTCGCAGCGCTACACCGTGCAACGCAACGACATGACCTTCACCGCGCAGAACCTCGACCGCCCGACGACCACGATCGCGATCGACCAGACGGCGACGATCGCGCTCGAGTGGGCGTCGATCGAGCAGGCACTGCTGATGGAGCGCGGCGAAGAGCGCGTCGAGGAGATTTACCTCAAGCCGGCGGTCGCCTACATCCGGCAGGAGATCGAATCGAGCGCGGCGACGTTCGCGGCGCAAAACGCCAACATGATCGTGGGCGCGCTCGGCACGAACCCGACGACCTTCGATACGACCTCGGGGGCGGCGCTCCAGTACCTGACGCAAATGGGCTGCCCGGTCGATGACGACAACCTCGGGCTGTTCCTGCCGCCGGTCGTCAATCGCGCGGTCAAGACGAGCGCGAACGCGTTCACGAATCCGCAGCTCGACATCTCGCGGCAGTTCCGCGCGGGGTTCATCCAGAAAAGCGATTCGTTCGACTGGTACGCGAGCAATAGCCTCTATCGGCACACGGCCGGCACCTGGGCGGGCGCGGTGACGATGAGCGCGGCGGCGAGCCAGAGCGGCGGCACCCTGAACCTGATCTGCACGACGGGCGACACGTTCAAGAAGGGCGACAAGTTCTCGATCGCGGCCGTGAACGAAGTCAACCTGATGACGCGCACGCCGAATAGCGTCGCGGCGGGGGGGACCAAAACGTTTAGCGTCCTGGCGCCTGTGACGGGCGCGGGCGGGGTGGCGACGATCACCATCTATCCGCCCATTTACGGGCCGGGTAGCCACTACCAGAACGTCGATGCGCTGCCGGCGCCGAGCGCGGCGCTCACGCTCTGGCCGGGGACGAC